TATTTTGGACACAATTTTGACACAATAAATTTTTCTATCATGTCTGTAAAATCCACCAAACCAAAAGCTTTTTTATAATTATCTACTTCATCTGAAATAATTTGTAATAATCTTTTGTCCATGTCTTGTGAGTACATATCTGTGTTGTATTCTTCTTCGATAGAAATATTTTTTATTCTAGCTGCATTTATTAAATTAAAATATTCACTGTCAGAATTTATAAAACCTGTGGATTCTTCACCATTTGCATAGACGGTAACCTCTATACCTAACTTTCTACCTATGTCTTCGTAGTGCTCGTCCTGCATAACTTGTGCTTTTTTCATACCAAGTTGATTAAAAGCAAGAGAGTGTAATGTTCTAAAATGTTTAAGATCTTTTTTCTCAAAAGCTGTATGATAATCTAGCATTCTATCTACAGCTTCGTTTGCAGCTTTAGTTGTAAATGCAAAATATCCTATTTTATCTATAGGTGTGCCTAGTTTTAAAAATGTTTTAACATATTTTAATAGTTTTGTTGTTTTCCCTGTGCCCGGAGGCCCGAATAATTTTCTACTAATCATAGTATGTCCGTCTTATGTTTTGTTTTTGTGTGGTGTATAGGTACCTCTTCAAAAGATTTTATATTTATCTGTATAATATTCTTTGTAGATGAATGATATTTACCAGCTTCTTTTGATGGAAATCTTTTCTGTTCTAAAAATTCTATCTCACATTCTTGATATAATACTTGCATCATACGACCTGTTTTATCCTCACTATACTTCCAGTTCTTTGCTTTTAATTTATCGTAAAATTTATCAAATTTAAAAAATGCATATTCACCTTCTATTAATACAGATCCAGTTTTAAACGCAGCATCACTTGTTGCCTTTGGTCCATTTATTTTAGCATGTATAACATCATGTAATTTTTCTTTTGGTGATGTGCCTACCGGTGGCTGTACAATCTTTTGTGTTTGATACAATGCATCCATAACAGCTTGCTCTTCATCATTCTTTATTAGTGGTGGTAAAAATCCTGCAGCTTTTGATATTGAGTTACGCCTTTTACGTTGATCGTTTAAATGTTCTACATTTTTACAATGCACCGTAGCTGTGCCAATACCATCTGGTTTTGTTACATCAAATTCGTATTCTGGTTCTGGATCTAAGTCTATCTTTTTTAAATTTGTTAATACAGGATAAGAACCTTTAGATCCCGATAAGACGCCAAACTTTTTCTTAACACATATACCTTTCTTACAATTTTCACTTAGGGGACTTTGTGTGCAAGTATATCCTTTAGAACTTCTATTCCAAGATTTTACTTTTGCATTTAAAAATTTTTGATCCCACGCATTTGCATGCATGCCAGCGAAATATTTTACCGGTGCATTCATAACTTTCTGTTGCCAGTTATCTGGATATTTCATTTTAACCATGACATGATAGTTATACATAAATCTATCTTTGCCATCAAAATTTTCATTTTTAGATAATTTAGATATTGCTGCTAGACA